GGAGGGTTTGAATAATGGAACAAATATTTAGCAAGGCTTCCGTTATCAAGCTCCTCAAAGATGGTCTTAAAAAACCTAATCCTGCCAACCCTAAAAAGAAAATGTGGACGCTAAAACAATTGGACACACCGCCTCCTGGGTGGTTACAAGTTATTGAAGATTGTGAAAAAAATCCTGCTTTTCCTAATGGTTACGAAGGAATTAAATACACTAATCTTGCAAGGCTTTCTATACCAGAACCTAAAAAAATCGAGGAGAAAGTAGAACTTACTGATCCTAAAGACTTTCCAACACAAAATCACAATGAAAACAATCGAACTTCTTAAACCACTTCCTATCGTAAGAGATGAAGAAACTCATAAGTATCTCAATACTGAAACTAATGAATGGCTTGCTTATTCAACTACGACTGTCTGTAATGAGCTAACAGAAGAAGCTAAAGAAAACATAGAAGCTTATAGATATATATGGCAGCCTAGAGGGGTGAAGGTGCATGAATGTTTAGCAGAAAAAATGCTAGGCAACGGTGAAATAGATATGGGTGAATATGAAGATATTATTCTTCCACTATTAGACCATGTATTGTTTCAAAACTTTGAGCCAATGGCCGTTGAATACATGATGTCAATACCAGAAAAATCTGTTGGTGGACAATTAGATTTACTTGGTTATGACAAAACTACAAAACAAATCAGGCTAATTGATCTTAAGACTAAAGGTAATACTAGAAGTGGATTCTATAAACGTGAAAGAACTGATACAAAATATATATATCAACTAGATAAATATTGGTCAGAACCATATTCAACTGATAAACAACTTGGTTGTTACATAGAAATGTTGGAACTAAACTGTAATGTAGTTCCAGATGTATGTAATACACTCTGGGCATATCCCGAAGTATCTATTCTTGGTGTAGATCAACCAGTAGAAAGATGTAGGTCTGCATGGCAGGAAGCATGGCAAAAATTTGAAGCAAAACAGGAGTTATTTTGAATGACAAAATTCCCACAAGATCCGTACGAAGGTCAGGTTTATTATGATCCTGTAACTGAAAATTGGTTTGAATATTGGATACCTGATGAATTTTGTAAGTCTATGAATGTAGAACCAAAATGGATTGTAAAAAGTTTTGAAGGTGAATGTGTAGCTGGACTGTTTTCAAAAAATGGTAAGACTAGATATTTTTCATATAACAAACTTATAGATGAATTTGGATATACAAAAGAACAAATTAGTGAACTAATGGAAGAATTAAGAAGTAATTAAATGACAAGAAAAGAAAAAATCAAAGCAGCTTTACAACGTATTGCTGAACTAAAACTATTAATTAAATATTGGCAAGCTAATAATGCGTTATAACCTAAATGTTTCTGGTAGACAATTTAAGCTTATAAGAGCTTCTCTTGTGAATTTTCAAAGATCATTGAGTTTATCTGAGCAAGGTGATTTTAGTGAACTAATTGATGATTTAGATGATTGTTATTTAAGAATTACTAAACAACAAAAAGAACAATTAAAACTAAGAATTGATAACAGATGGAGTAAAAAGAAATGAATGAATTAAAAGAAGAAATACAACGTAGATTAGAACAATATTATGTTCAATTAGCTGCATTGGAAAATGCTTATTTTTATCACGAAATCGAACCTAAAGAATATGTGGTTCAATATGAAAAGATAAAAGCAAAAATTAAATTATTAGAATGACAAATCCACACAAACGTAAAGGTGATAAAGCTGAAAGAGAAGCAGCAGAACTTTTAACAGAAGTTACAGGTTTTCAATGCCAACGTAATTTAGCAGCAGGGATTCCAGAAGATGTAGGCGATATATATGGGATACCAAATACTGTTGTACAGGTTGCAGATTATAAGGACAAGAATAGAGCTTGTCTTGTTAAGCCTAGAGAAGTGGAAACTCAACGTGAAAACGCTGGTGTGGACTTTGTTGCGACAATGGTTAGATTCAGAGGAGGTAATTGGAGAGTTGTGCTGACTCCAGAACAATTCAACACATTGTTACAGTCAGCTTTACAGTAAGTTACTACAAGTGTTTACCTGTGTTATATAATTGAATAGTAAACAACGTTAAATTATGAGCATACCAGAGGCAGATGATCCTCAAGTAATAAACCAATCCATACCAAACTTGGGTGGGATTCTTACTAAAGGAGACATCTACAAAAAAGGCAAATTTGATTACAGCCAATGGGCTAAAACTGCCCAAAGAATCAGAGAACACGCACCTAACTGGTGTTTCGGATTACAGCCAAATCCAGAAGGAGAATACGTTTGGAAAACTCCAAATGGTACAGGTTACTTGATGGGTTACTTTCAAAATGTATTGACAGGTGTAAAGCTACCTTTATTTCCTTATGCAGTAACAGAAGGACCAAATAGACCAGTTCCCTATGCAAAAATATCCGCTAATGATATTCAAAACTCACATAGAAGATGTTTATGTGCCTGTGCTTGTTATTCTTTTGGTGATGCTTTTGAACTTTGGGCAAGAGTAGAAGTAAAAGAGGACGATCAGGAACATAAAACACCTGAGACTGAACCTGGTACAGCTAAGACACCAACTGGGCCTAATCAAAAACTAGATCCTGTATCTGATAAAGCTAAAAATGATCCTCCCATCACTAATGACGCTAGAAATGCTATCAATGCAAAGCTAATGAAATTTAGTGAGAAACATCCAAAACAAATGAAAATGCTTGTAGAAGATTACAAGAAATTATTTAAAGTTTCAAAAATTTCTCCTATTACATTAGCTAGACAAGGTGAGTTTTTGAGTCATGCTATATCAAAGATAGATGACACCTTATGACAACCGAAGAAGCTGAGTTCTCTGGTACTGAAATTATGAAACAATTACTTCAGAGAAAAGAAGATCGTAAAAAAGATTGGAATAGAAACGTATTCAGCTTGCG